CCCTCCTGTGTTCAACCCCCTGTTTCGGCAGGGGGTTTTTTACTTGACCACTCGGTCAAGAGGGTCGCCAGACAACATACGAACAGACAGCCTAGTGGGCTGGGTCGAACCGAGGTTCCCCGCGCTAGACACCTGAACGTGAGTAAGTTTGAGGCAAAACAATAACTTAAAACTCAAACCTACATAAGGATAATAATATGTCCGCTGCAACTCCCCTGCGAATTGGCCAGCAGAACGGTGCCGGTGCTACCGACGAGCTGTTCCTGAAGGTCTATGGTGGTGAGGTTCTGACTGCGTTCGAGACTCTGAACGTCATGCAGCCTCTCCAGATGATCCGCAACATTGCCTCTGGTAAGAGCGCACAGTTCCCGGCTACTTGGAAGGTCAACGCTTCCTATCACACCCCGGGTGCCGAAATTGTCGGCCAGACCAGCAACGTGTCCGAGCGTGTTATCACGATTGACGACCTGCTGCTTGCTGACGTCTTCATCCCCGTCATCGACGAGGCGAAGAATCACTACGAGTACCGCTCCGAGTATTCCACTCAGGCTGGCCGCGCCCTGGCTCGCAAGTTCGACACGAACTCGCAGCAGGTTGGCTGTCTGGCAGCTCGCGCTTCCGCAACCGTCACTGGCGGTAACGGCGGCTCCCAGCTGACCAACGCTGGCTATGCCACGACTGGTAGCACCATTGCTGCCGGTATCTTCGCTGGCGCTCAGGCGCTGGACGAGAAGGACGTGCCTGAGAATGACCGTTACGCAATCCTGCGTCCGGCTCAGTACTACCTCGTTGCACAGACCACTAACGTCATTAACCGTGACTGGGGTGGTGCTGGTGTCTACGCCGAAGGTACTGTGCTGAAGGTCGCTGGTATCAGCATCGTCAAGAGCAATCACCTGCCGAGCACTAACGTGGCTTCGGGTCCGTCTGCCTATCAGGGTGACTTCTCGAACACGCAGGGTCTGGTATTCCAGAAGGGTGCCATCGGTACTGTGAAGCTGCTCGACCTCGCGAATGAGATGGGCTACGACATGCGCCGTCAGGGTACGCTGATTATCTCCAAGTACGCAGTTGGGCACGGTCTGCTTCGCCCCGAGTGTGCTGTTGAGCTGATTTCTGCCTAATACGCGGTTACCTTAGGACCGAGAGGGCACCCCACTCTACGCGGGTGTCCTCTCTCCTTCACTGATGTGTTACACGAAAGTGTGCCGGGTCTGCGGAGACTCGAAACCGCTGTCTGCCTTTGAATGGCGTAATGACAGCCGGAAGTTCCGCACCGAATGTGCTGCATGCCGCCATGAAGGTGAGCAGGCACGCCGTTACGGAATCACAGTCGTGAGACTGCGAGAGATGAAACAGGAACAAGGTGGCCGGTGTGCCATCTGCATGGTACACGAGGATGACCTCGAACATGCCACGTTCCGCAACAAGCTAGTAGTTGACCACAATCACCGCACAGGTGAAGTCCGTGGGCTGCTCTGTTCGCGTTGCAATATTGCTCTCGGCCACCTCGATGACTCGCCAGTGAAACTAAGGAACGCTCTCAACTACTTACTTGGAGAATAAAATATGTCTACCACGAATACCTTTGCAGAACTTACTGCAGATGGTCAGAGCGCAGCCTTTGAGTGCCCGGGCGATGTAAATGACATCGACGTGTACCTAGACGACGCCGAGACGTGGGGCAGTGGCACGCTGATTGTCCAGTCTTCGCCTGATGGCGGCACGACTTGGATTGCAGTGGCTTCTGCGAGCTGGACCTCTGGTGATGGCTACCTTGGTAGCGTTCGTGCCTATGGCAAGGACATTCGCCTGAGCCTGTCCGGTTCTACTTCCCCGTCGCTGACTGTCACTGTCCGTGCAACTCCGGTTGCCTCGGTCGTTCGTAAGGTCGCAACTCTGACTGCCAATGGCAACACCGACATCGCACTGAATCGTGCTGGTGCGTTTGCCCTGTTTGCTCTGGGTACTTGGGACTCCGGTTCTTTGACTCTTAGCATTACGCCTGACAATACCCTGTATGTCGACTCCGGTTTGACTGCGCTGACTGCCGATGGTGGTGAAGCGTATGCCAACGTCCCGGGTGACACGCAGCTGCGTCTGGTGCTGGCCTCGGTTGTGACTGCGTCGGACATCGACGTCTACATCTACGAGACGGACTAAAACCCCCCGAACCCCGGATGGCTTAATTGCTGTCCGGGGTTTTTTTGCTTTCGGAGAACCCCAATGGCTGGACTCAGCAAACTCAGAGCCGTGAATATCGCGCTCGAGAACATCGGTGAAAGCCCGGTGAATACCCTGTCGGGATCCGGCGACGTGTTTACTGTTACTGCTATCGCGATACTGGAAGAGACTGTCCGTGACGTGTGTGAGGAAGTCTGGAACTTCAACAAAGACACCAACTACAGCATGGTGCCGGACGTCTCGAACAACATCGTCATTGCCGACAACATGATTTCCGTCGATGGCACATACAAGACTGATGACTTCCAAGTACGTCAAGGCAAGCTGTACGACGCAGAGAACCAGACGTTCACCTTCACGGAAACCCAGAAGTGCGACATCGTCTGGGAGTTCGAGTTCGACGACCTGCCACAGCACGTCCGCAAGTACGTTGCTATCCGAGCCGCGCGTGTGTTCTCTGTGCGGATCCTTGGTGACACCACTGGTTCAAACCTGACGGAAGAGCATGAGCAACGCGCTCGCATGACCGCAAAGCGGCATGACGCAAAGAACAGAGACAGGACCATCTGGCAAGACTATGGCAGCGGTCTACACCGTCTCAAGAACCGGAGAATATTCTAATGGCACAGGTCCGCAGACCAATCCCGAGCCTGCTTAACGGAATCAGCCAGCAGCCTTCGAGCTTACGGCATCCCTCGCAGTGCGCACTGATGGCTAATGGCTATCCTTCGCTGGCTACGGGCCTGAACAAACGTGCTCCGTCTCAGCACCTGGACAAGATTACCTCGAGTACTTGGTCAGGAGTGCATACGCACGTTATCAACTGGAGTTCAAGCCTTCAGTTCCTCGTGGTTGTTCTTGATACTGACCTCAAGGTCTTTGACTTTGATGGCACCGAGAAGACCGTGAACTTCCCTGACGGTAAGACATACCTCGACTGCACTGACCCCACTACGGACTTTGCTACTGTTACTGTGGGGGACACCGTATACATCGCAAACAAAGAGACGACCGTAGCGTTCGACTCAACGGTTGCCGGTGGTACGAGCCAAGGCAAGGTGCAGGACTTCGGTTCCCTGCCTACCTCAGGCCTAACCAATGGTGACGTCTATCAGATTGTAGGTGACGACTCACTGTACTCCACTGGCTATTACATGAAGTGGAATAGCACTGACTTGATTTGGGAAGAGTGCCCCGAGGTTGGCGTTAATACCACACTGGATCCAGCCACTATGCCTCTGGCTTTGACCTACAACAGTGGCACCGGTCAGTTCACTTGTCAGGAAGTTACGTGGGCTACTCGTGTTGCCGGTGACGCTACGTCGCTGCCGGACCCGTCCTTTATCGGACTAACGATTAGTGACCTGTTCTTCTACCGCAATCGATTTGGCGTGCTCGCTGGTGAGAACATGGTGTTGAGCCGGTCAGGTCCTGACTTCGAGGACTTCTTTTACCAGACCGCATCGACCAAGCTGGACACGGACCCAATCAACCTCCGTGCGGCAAACGTCAACGTGTCAACCCTGAACCATGCGGTGGCTTACAACAGGCAGCTAATGGCGTTCGCTGACCGCACGCAGTTCTCCCTCAGCACTGCCATCGGGCAAATCCTGAAGGGTGAGACAGCTGCACTTGATGTGGCTACGAACTATTCCGCCAATGCGGTAGCCAAGCCGCTTACCGCAGCAGCGTCCCTGTTCTTCCCGTCCGAGGATTCGCTATTCGCGAATATCCGAGAGTACATCACCTCGAGTGACACGGAGATAACAAACGTCGCGGAAGAGATTACGGCGCATACCCCACAGTTCATCCCGACTGGTGTGTTCAAGATGGTGGTTGCGGAAGAGGAAGACGCAATGTTTGTCCTCACTACCGGCAACCAGCAGCGCCTGTACCTGTACAAGTACTACTGGGTCAATGACGAGAAGGTCCAGAACTCATGGTCCTACTGGGAGTTCGACGCCAACGAGACAATCCTGAACGTAGACGTCATCGACAGTTCGCTGTAGCTGCTGGTGCTGCGAAGTGACGGCGTGTACCTCGAGCGTATCGACCTCACGGATGATCCCACGCTGACCGCTCTCGGCTTCACCTGCATGCTGGACTCGCGCGTGAAACTCACTGGTGTCTACAGCGCAGGGACGACGACCTGGACGCTGCCCTACAAGCATGCGGACGTGGCCGACCTCGTTATTGTTAAGGGTGAGGATTGGACCAGCGAGGAAGGTTCAACAATCGCTGTGAGCGCCCTGACCGGCACACATGCAGTAGAAGCCACTGGTGACTACAGTACGCATGATGTCTACATCGGCGTGCCCTACACGTTCCGGTATCGTCTCTCCGAACAGTTCCTCCGCAAGGATGAGCAGAACGCGGCAGACTCCCCAATCCTGCAGGGTCACCTGATCCTCAGGAGCATGTGGTTACGGTACTACGACACTGGGTACTTACGTGCAGAAGTCACACCTCGAGAAGGCCAGACTCCATATGAGTACATCTACAATGGAATGACCTTGGGCTCCTCAGCTCTGGTCATTGGTTCTCCTCGATTCGACAAGGGTACATTCCGTATCCCGCTGCTGGCGAGTTCAAAGGACGTGCAGATTGACCTAGTCAATGACAAGCATGTTGGTTGTGCGCTGGTATCCGCAGAGTGGAACGGTACGTTTAACGCAAAGGCCGGGGGCGTATAGCCCCCAGTCTTTATACGGAGTAAAGAATGTTATCCCTGATAATTAAACCGATGAAGCTGATGTTCTGGCCGACTCTCAGGCTCGAGTGGGTGCAGTTCGCTGCACTTGCCGTGTCTGCTGCTGGTGCGGCAATGAGCTATTCCGGTGGCAAGAAAGCCGAGAAGGCTCAGCAGGACGCTGCGGAATACCAAGCTGCCCTCGCCAAGGACCAGTACAGGCTACAGAAAGAGAGCATCGCTGCAGCTCAGGAAGAAGCCAAAAGTGCGGCTGCTAATGACCTGCATGACACTACAGTCGCCTTCATGAAACAGCGGGCGAGTGTCATCGCTGGTGCGGGCGAAGCCGGTGTGGCCGGTGGTTCAGTTACACGCACTATCGTGGACTCTGCCTACCAAGAGCAGGCCACTCGTGGACGTCACATGTCCGCACTCGAGTCGTACATGGCGAAGTCTGGACGTGACCTCAAGGGTGCTGCGATTGGTATGTCCGGCGCTATGGCACGTGACTACAAGGGTGTGAGCAACACAACGCTTGCCCTGCAGTCCGGGCTCAACTTTGCATCATCCGCACTTTCAATCGATACCTCACACAAAGCCGCTGGTGGTGCTGGAATATTCAAGGAGAAGTAAATGCCAAGGCAAAGACGCAAGCAGGCGACCGTCCGTGCAGGAGCTGGCGAGTCGACGATTACCAGACCTGCCTCTCCCGTGGCCGCATACCCTCCGTATGTCCAGTACATCAACGTAAGAGCTGACCGCTCCAAGGGAGCCAACGAGCTACGTGTAGGTGAAGCCTTGCAGGGCTTCGGTCGTACCCTCGCTGACACAGCCGTCAAGCGTCACGCTGAAGATGCCAAGAAGCGTCGACTGCGTGGCCAGGCTGATGCGCTGAAGACCGGCGCTCCTGAAGACTGGAGTGCGTGGCGCGACGAAGTAATGGCTGACCCGGAAAGGGGCGAAGCCTACATGCAGGCCTATGGCACGCAAGCCGCGAAGCTGGCAGCTGTCCAGAAGTCTGCATCCCTCGAGGACGAACTCAACGCGCGTGAAGACATTACCGACGAAGGTGCGTTCAACGACTGGTTTGCCAAGAGCACGCAGAAGGACATTGAAGCCTTCCGTGAACTCGACGACATGCCTGAGGCACAGATTCAGTATCTGGCTGCAATAGAAGCAGCTGAGCTGAAGATGCGTGGAACGGTCAAGAAGCGCAACGCTGACATGGTCTATGAGCAGACCGAGCGTGACTTCAATATGGTCGCACGCTCCGAGCTTGAGATGATTAACGAGCGTGGAGCCGCTGAAGGTGAGCTGAACGCATGGCTGACTCAGAAGACCAAGGATGCCAGAGAGCTGGGCCTGTCTGCTGACGACACCAACGAAGCACTTGTACGCCATGTTGGTGAGATGGCTGTTGACCTTGGCGAACCTGAAGTTCTCGACGTGTTCGCTGAGTCCCACCCGGACGTTACCGGCGAAGGCTCTGTCCCCGGGCTGCTGAATAGCTCGACGCATGGCCCGAAGATTCGCGACTACCGCAAGAAGGCTGTGAAGGAACGTGACGCTCAAGTCACTGAAGCCCTGAAGCGTGGTCAGTGGGAGCAAGAGAAGGCAATCGCTGACAGCATACGTGAAGGCGACACCGAGTCAGCCCTGGCCATGATCGATAGGCTTGTGGCTCAGGACCCCGGGTTCACCAGCCGTGGCGTTGCGCTGCGCAAGGAAGCCCTGAAGACCGACAAGAAGGAAGCCCGCATCGCGCAGAACCTGAACAGGATAACGCTCGGTGACACCCTTGGTATTGCCCCTGAGCACCGTAAAGAAACGATGACCGCTTATGGCGACCGTCAGATTGAGCGGGCTGGTGCGACTGGTGACTCTGAAGCCCTGTGGGAAGCACGCAAGGACATCGCGGCTACCGGTGGTCAGATAGGTCAGATGTATCCAGCTGACGAGGCCAAGCTGAAGAAGCTGAACCTCATCGATGGTGGAGCCTTTGCTGAGCAGATGACGCTGTTCGACATGTACCGTGGCGTAAGCCCGACGCTGTTGAACGACATGCCTAATGAGACTCGCGACCTGTACAACTCTGCCAACCGCATGATAGAGAGTGGTATCCCTCAGGACCAGATAATGCTGCGCCTGCAGGAACTCCAGACTCCCGAAGCGCAGGAACGCAGACGCAAGCTGGCCGCTGACTCTGACGTGCAGGACGACTGGCGCAAAGCCGCAGGTAACGTGGAGGCTCGCAAGGGTCTCTTCAACGACATCGAAGTCGAAGACCTGTTGACCGCACAGACGGACTCCGAGTGGATCCGGCAGCGCGCTCTGGACTACGCAGCCAGGACGGGCACGGAAGACATGGACGAAGCCATCGAAGTTGCCAAGGAAGACTGGCAGAACGGCTTTGGAGTAGTCGACCTCCCTGACGGCACCAAGCAGTCCTATTACAAAGGTAATGGGATGCCTGCAAACCTCGACGACATGATTCAGTGGGGCTCGGACGGTATCACCGAAGAGCTTAAGTCTGACATGGAGCCTGATAACTACTGGATGCTCATGCCCGACCCTGCGTCACGTAATGCCAAAGAGCCGCAGTTCATCGTCCGCGACAAGTACGGACGGCTGGAGTCTGAGGTTCGTAATGGTCTGACCGTGCCGAAGCGTGTGGGGCTGCGTGAGCTACAGAAACAATGGAGCGACGACATGACCTCCGAAACTGAAGAGCAGCAGAAGGCACGCCAAGCGGAAAGGGCCGAAGGTTACACCGACCCCTACCGTGGACTGGCTGACGACTTCATGCCTCCCTATGAGGATCCCGCAGAAACATTCGCGGCTCCTGAGGGACCGTATGACCCGTCCCGGGGTGTGAAGCTGGACGACCTAGAGGATGACTTCATGCCTCCGTTCGCCACAACCAAGGAAGCCCTCCCGCCTGCCCTGAGCACGGCACTGGATCGCGTCAAGAAGTTCGAGGCGTTCCGTGCAGAGCCTTACTTTGCAACAGCGAAAGAGAAGGCTCGCGGACTCCAGACCATCGGCTACGGGCGTACCTCGAACGTTACCGCTGGCATGGTTGTGAGTGAAGCTGACGAGGAGAAGTGGTTGGCCGGTAAGCTGCAGGATACCGCAGACAGACTGGAACAGGTTGTTGGCCCTCAGTGGGACAAGCTGAACCCGAACCAGCAGGCTGCTGTCCTGTCACTGGCATACAACGTCGATGTAGACGTGGTTGGTCAGTTCCTCACTAGTAATTCCCTTGCTGCGCTCAAGCGTGGTGACTATGAAACCTTCAAGCGTGAAGCATTCGATCCTGTCATTGGGTTCGTGAAGCAAGAAGGTGAAATTCTGCCTGGTCTGGTTAAACGCCGCAGGCAGGAGCGTGAGCTGTTCGACACAGTCACTGTCGCGCAGAAGTAAACTAACAGGAGACTCGTATGAGTAATTTCATGAAGGATCATGTAGCCCCGCAGAATTACCTGCGTGTTGCTGCGCGTCCTGATGAGCCGGAAAGTGATGTTGGATTCGGTGACGCCTTGGGCGCATCCATCGACCTGACCTCTCCCATCCGTGCAATAGAAGGGCTGGTGGATGAGTCGCGCATTGCTGCCGACCCGGCCTACCAGCTCGACTTTGAAGCTGAGATGGAGGGTGTGCCTGAGTACGCCCGGCCCATCTTGGCCGAGACTCTCGAGTCCTCCAAAAGCCTAGAGCACACCAAGTACCTCAAGCAGCGCATGCTGAATGAGCTGAAGTCCGCCGAAGAGATGGG